GTAAGCTCTTCGCCTGCGGAGTTTTTCGGAACTCTTTCCTCCGCATATTCGCGGACCAGATTAAGTTCTTTCCCGTTTTCGACTTTTGAAGCGCCGAAAGCATTGGTCAACGCAACGCTGCGTTCAGACTTTGCCAGCTCTTCAATCCGAGCCCTGTTCGCTTTGATTTCAGCGACGGGATCTTTTACGCCAAGCTTGTTAAGCTCAGTCATGACGGATAGGGCATTCTTATGCTCTTCGCCCATAAGCCGTTCGGACTGATTCAGGGCCTTGGCTATTTCATCGAGTGTCAGGCCGTTTTCACGACGGACAGCTTCAATCAGTTCAGCTTTCTCCATACGTTTACCTCGTTTCTTGGATTCCGCTTTGTCGATCATTGATATGAGACTTGCTACTTCAGGGTTGCCATTTGCAGCGCGGGAGACAATACGTCTCAGCGCGGTACGCATGACTATTCCGTTTCGGATAACCTCTTCAGAGTCCTCGACAGCGTTATAATTTCCTGAGTCGATTAAAGCGCGAGCTTCATCGATCCAGCCATCATTATCTTTAGTTTCTTTTCTCTGTCCTATCATTGCAACACGTTTATATTGCTCACGAGCTATTGCTACAGCCGCAGTTTTTTCCATTGCCTTCCCAGTGTCTTCAAGTCGATCCGCAAAGCCAGCGTCTACGATCTCTTGGCCGTAATACCAGGTTTCCTCTTTCATCAATGAGCGAATTTCTTTATATGTTTTTCCGCTTTTTTCTGAAAGTCTTTTTGCTCCAAGATCATTGAGTTTTTCTACCCGCTCCGCCTCGGCCATTATTTCTTCCGATGTCCCTTCAGCCCAGGAATTTACCTCATGAATCATAAAACTTGTAAAATCCTGCGCTATTACTTCGTCACCGGCACAGGCGATATATGTTCCAGCGGAAGCAACAAGGCTTCCCAATTTTATTATTTTCCTTCCTTGGTATTGTTTTATAACATTGTAAATTTCAATACCATCATATACCGAACCACCGCCAGTATTAAGATTTATTATTACGTCTTGGCCATTGAGTTCTTTCAATTTATCAGATACAAGCTGAGATGTTAATTCTCCGCCAACCCTTCCTGAAAGCCATATCTCTGCCATAAATAAACCGCCTCACTTATACTAACACATAAGAGCAACAATCTGTCAAGCCGTAACACTCATCGGTAAATAAGTATCACGATACCATGCGTCCATATAATCGACAGATTCACCGTCAACCCAACGCTTTAAGTTTGACTCAAAATCACGGCCATCCATTAGCCTGACGCGTATAGAACATGAGCAGTTGCTATGAGGATATACCGGTATCTCACTATATTTATAAGGCCCGCCAACAGCCAAGCTTTCACATTCACAGTTCCATTGTTGACGCCCCGCTTCCAGTATCCAGTCATAAAGATCCAACGCCGCAGGATTTACACGCCCAGCCTCAGCATCAGCTATTTGTATGCTGGAATATAACTCAGAACGTACAAGCCGCAAGGCCCGCCAGTCTACGCGGTTGCTTATGCGCTGCATAAACTCTTTGGATCCGCGTTCTAATTTTCCGAATCGTTTAGCAAGAGCGATTTTACCGTCAGCAGTATAAACTTGGACATCACGAGCAACTTTTATAAGATCCCTGTTTTGAGCAAGCCCTGCTGAAATAACATCTTTAATTGTATCCTGGTATTTTTGGCCTATACGCCATATTCGATCTGAAAAAGTGTATCCATCTTGATACATACGTCCTATTAAAGACTCAAGTACTCGATTATTTATACCGCTGAACATATTAGCCAGGCCTGATTTAGTAATCAGCTCTTCAGCTCCGGATGCTATCACCATGTCTTTTAAATATTTATTGTGGATATCAGTTCTTATTTTCGACCCAGTCAAAACTTTGCTTTCAATTTGTTCTTCAAGCACCCGTGTAATTTCTGCAGCCGATGAAGAGAGTTGCGCTTCTATCGCTGCCCATGATTGTATAGTAATCTGAGACTGCCCGGCAAAATCAGCGGCGAGTACTTTTGTCGCTGCATCCTTGGCCGCTTCTAAATATGTTCGCCGGAGGATCTTCACTGCTGACTGTACTAGCCTAGGGAAATCCCTTCTTGATTTGCGGTACAGTCTCAGATATTCGCGTTTAGTCATGCGTCTTCGTCTTCCTGATCTTCACGCTCTTCGCCATTTTCGCCTTCATCATCGAGCGTTCTATCACCAGGTTCATCCTGCACTTCAAAATAACTTGCGCTTGACCATTGTTTGTGGCCGCCCATATCAGACAACCCGCGCTTAAAATCATCATAATCTTCTTCGGTTGCTTCTGGATACATGCCAAGCCATAGCTTATGTAGCTGTTCTTTTGTCAAGGCAGCCGCAGTAACAAGTGAAGAAACGCCCTTAGAAAACTTCTCAAATATAAGCGCCCTGGTTTCGTCAGACACCGCGTCAAGCTTATTCCATTCAATGTCTATTTCCGGTATCGCTTCCTGGATAATATTTACTGCGGATAAAATACGCACAGAGTCGCTAAACAATTTTATATATGGCTCTCGTTTTTGACGCTGCTTTCCGTTTACATATTTGATCAGAGCTTCCATATTTTCTTCGACACTGGCCCGGTTTCCTTCTGTTTTTAAACCCCAGGCTATTTCAGGAACACCGGAAGCTTCGACAAGTTTCTGGAATATATTTTTCAGCTTTGCGATATATGCGTCATGAGCTCCTTCAGGAAAAGCGAACTCTGTTTTTTCTACGTCTTTTATGTTGTAAATAAAATCAATATTCTTTACGTCAATATCGGCTATACTATCAAATCCATTATTTGCAAGCCACGTGTCTATAGACTGAGTACCTTCCTGAACCATCTTAGGCTGAAACTTAGCAAGAAAATTTGACAACGCCAAGTCAACGTCATGATAATTTTTAAGGTCCGGAAGAATCCTCTCGTAATCAGAATGACCCCGGACTTCCTGGGCGTCGGAGTTATTAGGAAATGGTATCGGCATAATACCGAGTGTATTCCTGCTGCTTTTTCCGCGAAGTGAAGCTGATACCTGCGCCGCACCAGTCCACTCTACAGTTATTTTTTCCTTGGTGAATGAACGCTTTCTTCCGACGTTCGCCGTTATTCCGTTCCCAGTGCTGACCTTGATTTCCTCATTTGTTATTATTTCGACTATTTCACCTGTCTCTAAATCGCGGATAATATCAGTGACAATATCATCACCGATAAATTCCCACACAAGCTTATTTAGTTTAGCGGACCACTTCGGGAAAACCCAGATAGTACCGTCTCTATGACACTGGATATGTATTTGTTCCAGGTCCATCGCGAAGTTTTTCAATAACTCATCAAGTAATTTCTGTATCGTTTCATTGTCATCGATCACTGGGACAGGAAGGCCCATAAACCAAACCGGAACAGCAATAGGAGCGAAGGCCAGCCCTCCGGCAAGCTTTAGCCCCGGGTAAGTATTATGATACAGACCTCGTGTAAGATCTAAGTTTGCCTGCAACGATTCAGTAAAATCAACCACGCCTTTATCACGGCGCGGCTGTTTCGTTATATTTGAAAGATCCATGGTGTCTTTCTTTTTTAGCCAGTCGAATAATGCCATAGGCCCCCCAAGCTTTTATAGCCATCGGTTCGGGATCCGATGATGAACCTTTTTTGTTAATACAGTAACCGGAGGAGAAAGCTCCGGACCTGCATACTTGTACCATAGTAACATAGGTTCTTTATATATTCCACCTGGGAGTTCTTTATTCAATACCAATTTTCGCAAAGCTTCTTTAACGTGTACAAATACCGTATCTTTATCTATTTTCTGCCAGTATCCTTCAGTTGCGTTCCAGCGCTTGCGCGGTAAAAATAATATTTTACATTCTGGATATCCGTGTTCAAACATATATCCAAGTGCTGCTTGGTTCATCCCGGCCCACCGAGAACGATATTTCCTATGTAACACTTCATCGTTATAAAGTTTTTCATTTATTTCAAACCAATGCCTAAAAAACGCCCGGGATCTTTCGTTCGGACGTACAAACACGATACCGCCGTTAAGCGGAATATTTTTACTTCCAAGATTTCCGGTAAACGCAATGTCAAAATCAGGATTTTCTATAAAAGCTTTTTCTCCGTCTCCTATTGCTAACATATCACAGTCTGAAAATATTACAGACTCATTAGTTTTTTCAAGATAATCCACCCAAGCTTTTAATTTTATTGTGTTCGATGTGTAAACCCAACCATGATGAATATCTTTTACCATTGGTTTTAGAATAATTTCATCAATTCCAGCGTCAGGCATGTTTTCTCTTATTGATTTTTTATATGCCGTGTTAAGGTTTTTGTATGATATATTTCTGTGGTTATCAAACTGAACAATACAAATTCTATATCTAGGCGGTTGTTCATAATCATAAAAATCTTTTATCCATGGATATTGTTCTCTGACTTTTCCGTCCCACGGTTTTAATTTCCCGTTAAAAAACATTATACTGCAATCAGGTTTTTCTTTTTCTGATTTTATATAATGGCTAAAGTCTAAAATATCTTTTCCAAATTTCCACGTCGCTTCATTTTCCAAACAGTAACTTATCCATGCTTGGTCTGATCCTTTTAATCCTGCTGATTCAGTAATTGACGGGCTTCTGTCTGGATTAAAACTGACCCATACTTCTTGTCGGCATCCAGCGTTAAGCATAAACATAGCACCGCAGTATGGAACTGCTTTTGATATTCCAGCCAAAAATACAGCCTCTTCGGTTCGATCAAAAATAGGAGACACGTCTCCCATAATAATAGCGTCCAGATCGATTGATATAAACCGTTCGCCAAATAATTTACCAATATCTTTTTTAAACGCTATCAATCGACGGTAGCAAGATGGCCCATTTTCCCATGTTGGATTTTTTAGATCAGAAAATGCATCTCCAAGAGGGATTGTTTCTATGCCTTGTATTTTTTCGTCAGTTACACAGACAAACCGATGTAGTTTGTCATAATATTTCTTGATCATATCGCGCATAGTTATTACGGTCTGCGCGTTGTATTTTGTTCTAAACCCTGGTTGATTCCACAGCCATGTTACAACTGTCAGCATCAATAAGCCGCCTTGCCTTCGTGTAAATACCAATCTACATACGATTTCATCCCATCCCTGATGTTTACTTTTGGGACATAATCGAACACTTCTTTCAATTGCGTTATCTGTTCAATCGGCAATTTTGGAATTTGCAGTTCAGGATATTTTCCTTTTGTTACTGCCTTTATCCCACTATAGCTTTCAATCAGTCTTACGCACGTTTCAAGGTTCTGCGGAAGCTCATTTGCAAGGGCGGTTATCTGTATATGCTCTTTCGGTAATTTACGAAACAAAGCGCGAATAGTTATTTCAACGGCATCATCAATATGCACCCATGAATATGATCCACCAAAAGCACCGGACTCAAGATCAATTTCTTTTTTCGTGTAGATTTTTTCCATGATCTGCGCCGGTGGGCTGTCTGCCCTCATGTACGGCCCATAGGTTGTGGCATAACGAATAGCGACAGTATTTATACCCATATCATTATATGTCTTCGATGCTATTTCCCGGAACATCAAAGTAGCGCCGTACATATTAGTTGGGTAACCGGAAAGCGGAACATGGGTGGATGTGGCATATACTACACGCGGTATTTTTTTAAGATGGGCTATATGCATAAGATGAGTCCAGGTGCGAATATTCCCGTCAATAAACCTGAGCATTGTTTCTTCCGTGTAAGGCTTTGAATATTGTCCGGCAAGATGAAGTACCGCATGAAAGTTAATAGCCATAAGTAATCTCTTTGTTGCTTCAAAATCTGAAAGATCAAGATCGTAGACAGAAAAACCTGGTTTACCATGCAGTATTTTTATTCTAGCGTTCTTCTCTGACTTTGAGTTAGTGATCCGTTCTATCCCTATCACTTCATGACCAAGCTCAAGTAGCCGCTGCGCAACGCTGAAACCGATAAACCCGTATACCCCGGTTACAAGAACTTTCACAAATACCGCCTTATGTAATCACAGAATACTTTCCAGATATCTTTTCCGCAAGTACCAGTATCATTACCATCGCGATCAAAAAACACGCAATCAGAATATGCCGATTGTTTCCAGCCTATGGTGGTTTCTAGCATGCGCCATTCTTGCGTTTCCGGATCTTTTACTATATCGATACCGCACCATTCCATATTGAAGTCTTGGAAAAACCGGAAAGCGAACTCAAGTACTTCGGCAGTCTCGTTATTAAGTTTTTTTATCGGCTCAGTAATACCGGACCCTGAAGCAAACGGAACATCTTTGCGATTCCCGCGACGTAGTAACATAACTTTATCACCAACTATACAGGCGCGATAGTCGTATGTGTTTCCGGAAAGTAATTTCTGCCAGAGTAGATATCCTTTTTGTGATTTTTCCCCGAGCTTGTGACCGGCCTGTATGCCGTTTTCACTGAAAGCCTCAATGATTTCTTTAACAGCCTGAGCCTCATTGTGTACGAGCCTAACATTGCACGACGCAGATCCTGTAGATGACTTTGAAACAAACGGATAACCATATTTCCCAAGCCTTAGAGCCGCGTCATAAGCGTAAGTGATATAATCTGTTTCAGGCATCCACTCTTTGTATCGCTGGGCTTGTAATATCTTGCTCTCATATTCCAGCAGCAGGTTAATATCAGGAATCATTATGGTGCCAATTTCGGCGGCTTTTTTTATGATAGGAATTTCACATTCGCGTTTTTTATAATCCTGGGCTACCCTAGCAAAAAGCACCGCATCATTATTTTTTATATCTTCCGGAGAATCTACGAATCGCGCATTCCATCCTCGGTTGATAGCTTCAGTCTTTAACGCAAGACCCCATTTGCCTTTGTCATTTAGTGTCAATATTTCTTTCATCGGTTCCTCCTGGCTTTCATTTGTTCGCGGATGTCTTCCGGTATCTGTACGCCTGCGCCTGCAAGCATTATATACCCTGCGCTAAGATTGTCTATTCCGTCATCATGTTGCTTTCCGGTTCCATCGAAATTTAGTATTTCATCGAGCCATTCATCATTCCATTCGCCCCGAATAACATGGACATGCCCAGGAGCTTCAAAAATAGGTTCCAGTGGTGTAGCTCTTACTGTCTTATCTCCTGATATAGGGATTTTATTCCAGACAACATTAGGCACAGATCTTTGTAAATATTCATACGCATCTTTTGAATCAAGAGACGATTCTACAGCCTGACGTACAAACTTACCATCCTTCTCGGCATATAATTTTATTTGCGCGTCTCTTTTTGTCGCGCCTTCCCTGGTCCTGAACCTATGCTTTATCCATAAATGCAAAATAGGATCACCAGGAATATTTTGAAAAGCAAGTAAAGTTCCGCTAGTCCAGTCTGGATCATCTCCTGATCTTTGTTTTGCAGTATGCGCCAAGTCCCATATACGCGCCCATTTTACATTTGTTTCACCAGGAATATTTTTATCTCCTTTGTCATGCCATTTAATACCATCAGTAGATAATATTCCGCCTTCACGCGGGCGCGGATTACAGTCAAATAAAGCGGCAGAGGAGTATTTACCAAGCGTCGCATATTGTGAGCGGTACCATTCTGGGCTATACCGTTCAGTAAAAAGATATTCCCCTGTATATTCTTCAGGATTTTTATAATCACGGGCACGGGCTGGGAAGCGCATTATTTCAAACTTTGGAAAATCTGGATTTTCTTCCATCTCTTTTTCTATGCGTCCGGAAATATCATCATAATGCCATTGAGTAGCCAGCACCACAACAATACACACCGGAGCCCGACGCGTCATAAAATCATCAGTAAAGGCAAACCACGCGGAATCACGTTGCACTTTTGACTCCGCTTCTTTTCGTCCTGCAAAATAATCATCAAGTACACCGAGCGCAAAGCCATTACCGGTTAATCCTGACTGCAAACCGGATGCATATAGTTTACCGCCGGTAGGCTCTTTTGTTGATGCGTCGGTTATAACCCATTCGTTTTTTTTGTTCGTTTCTTTTGAAAGACCTATCCCAGGATATAGAGACCTAAACCGTGGTGATCTAAAAATATTACGACCAAAAGCGGCAAAATTTGTAGCAAGGTTAGCCTGGTAGCTAACCTGCATTACTTCTTCAGAGGGAAACTCTCCAAGGAAATGAGGCCCAAGATATCGAGAAACCAAATCAGATTTCCCAGACCGCGGGTGAACGTTAATTAAAAGATATGTAGACTTACCATTTTTAAAATCATCAAAAGCCTTATCTAACCGTTCGCAAATTGTCTTAGTATGAAAGCCAACTATAAATCTAGTGTCTTTCTTCCTCCAGCAGTAATCTATAAAATTTAGGTGGCGATCTTTTGCAAGTAGTTCGTCAAGTTCTTTTTCTTCTTGCTCTGTAAGACTCATGCTTTCTTTGCTAAAGCGGCTATTCTTCGCTTCCGCTCTTCCCTGTCTATTTTTTCATCGATATTTGCGGCGGGTGGTTCATTGTCTGAAAGTATGGCGAGGTATTTCCCGAGAAGTTCCAGGGCTTTTGTTTTTGATTCTAATTTTACAGCTCGCCTTGAATGCTGCGATCCTATTGTTTCAGATACTTCTTGTATGGCATAAGCCGTAGCGTCATCTATAGTATTAGACGGCTCTAAAGTCATATTATCTTCATTCCACGTTATGACTTTTCTAATATCGGCCCGAGTTATTTTCAGTATTGATTGAAGCCATTCGAGAGTAAGTTTTTCCTGCTCTGATAAAAGTCCTTTTATACGTTTATTTAAAAACGATTTTATTTCAGGTTTGTCTAAGTTTTCTGGCCCTATTACATGAGATGTTTTTTTGCTATATCCAGCTGTTCTAGCGGCTTGAGTAGCATTAAATCCATTTTGAAGATAAGCCTCGCAAAACAGCCTTTGTTTGATAGTCATGTTGATAATACTATATCAACAGCATGGAAAAAGCAAGCCTTCTAAGTCGCCTCACAGGTGTTGACACGTTTTCTACAGTTCTGTGACAGAAATGAGCGGTATTTGTGGCAAGGTAAATGTTTATATGATATTGATATGTGAGAAAAAAAACTCTGTTCCTTCGGATTCTCGCCAGAACGAGAGATATATATAGAATTGGGTAAGGTTGGTAGATATATAGATAATATAGTAATATAGAAATCTAGAACCCGAATGAAAAATATAGACAAAAAACTGAGAAACCGAAGGAACACTAATAATAATAATAATAAAAGTTTTATTATTATATATATATAAAGGACTTATTATCTTTTTTATTCTTCACAAACGTTTCTCTTTTTGTTCTACAGCTTTCTACACATTTTGCTGTTTTCTTGGTATATTAAATATCTTTTTATGTTTTTTTACTTGACTATTATTGCTATGCAAACTAGAATTAGACACAACTTACTATTTTGATGGAGGGTGTATGTCAGAGAAAAAAGAGTATATTCAGTTGAATATCAAACTACCAAAGGCTGTTTTTTTTGATTTTAACAGGGTTAAAAATCTTACAGAACAGCGGATTGACGATAAACTTACGCAAGTTAAGTTTTTTGAAATCATGGTGAAAAAGACTGAAGAGGCTATTTATAATGACTAATTATCTTAGCTATAAACAGGCTGCCGAATACATAGGGATAACGTATGGGTATATAAGAAAGCTTATAAGCGGCGGAGTATTACGTTCTGAAATAATTGACGGTGAAAAAATGATACCGTTTGATCAGGCTGAAAAATATAAAAGCGGAAGAAGAAAAGGTAGCTTATCATTTACATTTTTTGACCTACTCGATGAAATTGAACTCCGCATATCAAAAAACAAAACACCGCTTGAAATAGCTACAGAGCTACGATGCTCTATAAGCGTAGTAAAAAATTATTCGCGTGTTTTAGGCCTGATGGGAGATGATGCGCTAAACATTGCCAGGACCAGGCCTAATATTTTTACAGAATACTGGTTCAGAACTTCAGGCATATTATCAAAATCGTCAGATCAACAGATTGAAATTATACAAGCCTGCATAGACGCCGGATCAACTCGTGCCGCAAGAGACATGCTGCCTAAAAAGTTAAAGAAGAAACGGCCAGAACAGGCGTTATACATCCAGGGATGGGAGCTGCTACTCGGGACGCGGAAGTTCCGAAAGGACGGCATGGTGGCCAGCGTTATACAGCTATCCGAATTAACCGGACTGGACCGGCAGTATATACGGGGATATATCGATGGATATGAGAAAACGATAAGAGAAAAATAATGCATTTCAGACATTGACTTTTACACCAACAGGGTGTATATTTAATCTAAGATCAAGAGCAAGGAGTTGCAAGATGAAGTATGAGAGAAACTGTTTAAATTCAGTGCTGTTAGAAGGTCGGGTTGATGCTTCCCAGAGCCAGTTAGATGAAAATGACAAAGTAATTGGCGGTATGTTTTATATTACAATCAACGGAGGACAACATGAAAACTATAGATGAGATTTTGGAAACGCCAGTTAAATACAAACCGGGATTTGCACATTTAGAAAAATGTCACGAATCATATCGCGGTGTGAATCGCAATATCCACACAAATGATGATATTGCTGCGGCAGTCTACGCATCACACCTTGCCCAGGAGCCCAGGGACGACGAGCGGAGACGGTGCGAAGGAGATAATCGAACAGATCGCGGACCTACGGATAGAGCTGGAGGAGGCCCAACGGCTTTCCGCCATGGTTGCGGAGGAAAAAGCGGCCCTCTTCGAGAAAGAAGCGGAATAGGAGGCAGGGACTTTTCATGAATACAAATGGTTTGTTATTTGCGGTAAAAGAGGCCGGGGAGGATTTCGAGTGGTACCCCTCTACTAAAAAGATGCTGGAAGCGGTGGCCTTTGTTGAACGGTGCTTAGGAAAGACGGTATCTGAAGCCGTCAAGGAAAGCGTAAAAAAAGATATTAAGAAATTCACCGGAAAGGAATGGAATTAACGTATCAACAGGCCCCCTA